ATCTCTGCTTCTGCAATAGGAGCTGCCACTTCATACCTGTTTTCTGTAAACAGTTTACCAAGATCTGGCATACCCTTGACTTCTGAAGCCTTGGTACCCTCGTCAGTCTCCAGGATGTAGATCTTGTTGGCAAAATCCTGGGCGGTCATCTTACCGTCTTTGTTTAGCCAGGCTTTAGCATATTCTATAATGGTCTTAGTTTTAGCTACACCAGGTTCACCTACGAGCAAACAAGGCAGACCGGTTGATTCTGCCAGGGCCAGCATTTTGAATACTTCTTCTTTGTTGATCAAAGATGTATCAATTGTTCTTATTTCCTGTGTTGTCTTTTTAGTTATAGATTTAATTTTTGACATTTTTGGCTTGTGATTAAGTGTTTGTGAAATGTTTGGTCTAATTAGGCTAGAGGTTTGCAAAGGCTGAAGCAGAGTCTGCGTCTGAGAACCCTGTTCCGCTATGTCCTGAAAGATTTTCTTCAACAGGGAAGTTACTGACTGGTAATACCTGCTCTGCTCTGCTGGATTTGACTGGCTCAGATCTAAGTACGCGTTCCACAGTAGCCTCATGTCTTTGTTCAATATCTGATACGGGGGCTGAGATAGTGCTTGATCCATCTTTGGTGTCATCTATAATGTTAAATACAGTAATGTTTGTCTCAGCATTTTTAAGAGCAGGATGTTTACGGATCATAGTGATCTGCTGGTCTTTAGCATTATATTTGTCCTGGATACTACCATATCCAACATCATCACGCTTCATCCATGTAAGGCCATTGTCTAAATCTTCTAAGATCTGTGATACGTACAGATCAACTTTGTTTACTGCCATAGTTTTGATTTTTTACCAGTTAATACAAAAATGTTTACCATTATTCTGTTGAATAATTTCATTGACCCTATTAAAAAGATCTCCGCTGTCCCACACTCCGCCACTATAAGCAGCAGATGCCGGATGAGAAGCTTTTAATATGTAATGATTATCTCCAATTATACTTTCCAGTTCCTGGGCTTTCTTACCCAGCAAGCAGAAAATAAGGCCTGAGTTAGTCAGGCTTAGCATATCTATCAAATAGGCAATGAATTCTTGCCATATATCATAATGAGAACCTATCTTGTCTATTTGACAAGTGAGTGCTGTGTTAATAAGAAGCACGCCCTGGTTTGCCCAGCGGGTCAGGTCAGGATCCTGGTCAAAGACACCGTCTTTGTAAACTGTTTTTTCTATCTCATCAAAGATTTTCTGCAAACTAGCCTGTGGTTTCATAGTCATACCGCAGCTAAAAGCCATGCCGTCAGCTACACCCAGGTAAGGATAAGGATCCTGTCCTATGATTACCACTTTAAGCTGGTTTACAGGAGATTCTTCAAAGGCTTTAAACACATGTTTAAGAGGCGGTGTAAATCTTTTACCATCTTCACGCAGCTGATACAGTGTCTCCAAAATCCTATCAAAGTCACTGGACATAATAAAAGACCTAAGTTTGACAGCCCAGCCAGAGGGCGTGAGTTTTTCTATCAGCTTGGTCTTAATTTCTTGAAGGTCTACAGTTTGTATCACAAAAGTTCTTTATTTTTGTTATTAAATTCTACAATATGGCTACCTATACAGGCATCAAAACAGAAAGCACTTTTCCAATTACAGTAGGAGGAGGGACCCTGGTCAATCTTCAGAAACTGTTATTATATATTCTTGCTGATAAAACAGAACAAGAAATCAATGAAGCTTTTGAAAAGATCCTGAAAAAACAGTTTGATGAAGAATGGATAGAACACTATGCTTTTCTTGCAGCTATGATCAACGTCATAGAGAGTGCAGCCCGTGAAAAAGGACTCACTGTTGAAGAAAACCTAGATGAACAATCTAATAAACAAGAAAATTAACGTCCTCACCAATCTCCATAGCAGCCTGAATAGCCAGGGAAAGTTCCTCACGGGAACATTCACCAAAGCTTTTAGCCAGGAAATACTCTTTTCCTGCCACTTGCCTGGCTATACATAAGCCAGCACGGTCCTTTACCAGGATCTTCATGTTTTCTACTGTCTCTCCAATATGAATGGCCAGCTGACGTATGATTACGTGCAGTTTGGCCAGTTGTGGCAGAGTACCATCATCGTGTTGCACTTCATAGAAGCACTCCACTATACTACCTTCCGGTATGTGCGTGACATACATCTCCTCCTGTTTTGATACAGCAGCAGACAGAGGTCTTAACAAACCTTCTCTTTTAATAAACTTACCTGTGAAGTGATGTGTCATATTACTTTTTTAGGCGTATTCAAAATGCTTGATTTTTTCCTGGTCAAGATCTTTAAGAGCTTCTTTTACCCAGCGTTCATCTACCGTGTTCTTGTAACACAGGATGTGTACAATAGCAGTGTCATCAGGGTTAAGTCTAAGTAACCTGCCTATACGCTGATTAGACTTTCTCTCATTACCATATGCATGCATGATTATTCCGGCCCGAAGATTGGGAATATTAATACCCTCGTTGAGCTGCATTACACAGGAGAGCTGAGTTATTTCATCTCTTTTAAACTTGTCAAGATTAATTTCTGAATCAGCATTACCTGAGTGATAGGAATCTTTACAGATACGGTCTGCCTGGTCCTGCGTATTACAAAAGGCAATACACTTGTCCTCTATTTCTGATAATAGATTCTTAGTATAGTGTTCTTTGGTTCTGAAGTCCATGATGACACGCATTCTCATGACAGATGATATCTGTTCTTCTTTTTTACTTTGTGCACGCATGATCCGGTCCGTCCAGTAGCCATAGCTTTTTTGCTCAGATGTATAAAACGTACCGTTTTTTGTTTTAACAGGGAAGTTATTCTCTGAAGACAAAGAAAGATAGTGCACTATGATACGGTAGTCATTAAGGATCTGGTCATCTACAGCATCGTCTGTTATATAGGTATATAGAACAGGACAATACCTGGAAACCATTTGACCTTTCTCACTTTGAGCATATCTGGGCGGAGTACCTGTGAGACCCAGTATTCTTTCCTTATATTGCACAAGAAAAAGATTATGGGAATATAACAAACTATGACACTCGTCCAGTATGACAATGTCATAGTTAACGGGATCAAACTTATTCAAAGACAAATACGTAGTGAATTCTACGTTTTCTAAACTGATACCGAACTTTTCAGCATCTGATCTCCAGGAATCAAAGATGCTCAACTTAGGTGCTACGACTAATATCTTTAGCTTACCCATATTGAGATCCTGATAATGACTCATATACTTTAAACCAATAAGTGTTTTACCGACCCCCATGCTCACAGCCAAACCTGCTCTTTTGTATTTAAAAGCTACTTCTAAAGCCTCAGCTTGTATACTGTCTCTTGTATTTTTTTGTTTCACATAACTGTTTTTTAGTTATACATTCTTGTTCTGGTCTTAATAGAAAATGATTTTTGTATCTACTAACAACTCTTTTTCCTTTAAGATTTATAGTACCGTTTACTACTGCTTGAGAATGGTTAAGCCCTGGATAAAGCTTTTCTAGTTTTTTACCAGCAGCTCTTTCAGACTCATATGTTCCTATACAGTTACAATTAATATCATAAATAACTACAGGTTTTTTCTTATCGTCATGAGTAGGATATTTAAGAAGTCCTAACAACTTTTGTTGTTTAAGCGTAGCTGAGGATTTTCTTCTAGACTCTTCAGAAGGAGTATTCCTAATAACCTCTAGCGTAATGTTGTATACTGGTTTTAAATTATTAATATACTCCTGCTCTTTTTGAGTCAGAAGTTTTACAGGAACTTCTTCAAGAATTAAAACATCAAAATGGTCTTGACCATGCTTATTGTAGCTATTTTGGAGATACGGATTAGCATGAATACCACGTTGTAACTCTGATTGGTGGCGTTTTAATCTGTAATAAATATTCTTACTACTACCGATGTACTGCTTTTTGTTCTTGATATTAGTTATACAGTAAATACCACAGATTTTTAAGCCAAAAGATCTAGAAATGTTCATAGGATTTAGGTTTAGTCTACAATATAATATACTTAAAATGTAGAACTTTTACAAATAAACCCATGGAAATTCCCAAACCGCAACGTTTATTATTAAACGCTACGGTGAGAGCTTCCTGTTGGATCTCGTCTCTTTTAGACATATTGTACGGTGTTTATACGAGCATGTAAGAATGCTGATACAATGATGTTTAAATAACGAAGACAGGTTGTGTCAGCACGGTTAATAGCAGCATATAAATCATTATTACATACTGCTCGTACAAAATCCCCACCTGTCAACACACCATCTCTGTGCATCATTACAGATCTGACAATATCAGTAAGATGTAATTCTGGTTCAACATGCCAATTGCTAATAATTTCTTTGGCTTTCTGCGTATATGCATCTCTAAGCTCATCGTAATTATCCATTGTATAAAGATTTTAGAATTTCATCCCTTGATATAAAATCTACGTTTTGTTCCACCTCTTCCAGTGTAATAACACAGTCTACAGTTTCACCTTCTTCATCTACACCTACAATGAGCCCGTTACCTGCAAAAGGCTGGTGAGCTCCCTTATAAGTAAAGAAGTGATCACATGGTTTCAGAAGTCCTTCTTCATCAACCAGTATGCTATCCTGATCTGTAATATAATAAGCTGTTTCAACCATGTCTGCTTTTAAAGCATAATACCACTGATCCAGCATGTCTTTTTTATCATTGAGCTTTAGTTCTTTTACAGTTTTGTTAAATGCATCAATTAATATTGCTTTCATACTTGTTAATTTAGTAGTTCTGAAATACCAGGCGTTTCTTGAGGTAGCATTTTAGCTTTACGGATATAACCATGCTTTTCAAAGCTGTCTATGTAGATCAATTTTCTTTCTGAATGACCTGTTCCACAAGCTTGTAAACGCAGGTGTCCTTTGACTAAAAACCCTTCGGTTTTTATAATGGAAGTATACCAGCTGGAATCTATAATATGAACGTTTTGCTTATTCGGGTTTTTATACTGAACATTATTCACTTTACCGGTAGACTTACCCATTACAACCTTTAGTTCATGATCAGCATAGCTTCTGAACATTACCATCAAACCTGTACCATCACCCATTTGTATCAAACTGTTTATTAAGTCATTACCCGCATCATCAAGAGATAGTCCTATAGGGCAATACATCTTATAAACATCTGTATAAGCACAGTCTTTATGCATACCTATGTTCTTACGGGAGAAACCCAGGATATCTTCTACGAAAGATACAGTTGACATAGTGCGTTTCTCTTTGTCAATCTTATAAAACATAGCTACCTTGTTTCTTAAAATAATTCCAGTTGTATATTTTAAGTTTTTAAACATGTAGTCCGGATCTTTTTCAAAAGCTATCCGTAAAGATTCTTTTGACAGTTCTACGGCCCTAATAAAACTTTCTGCGGGCATGGTTATGTTCTTTCTAAACTCATCCATGTTTTCTCTAAGAAAAGATTTGATTTCAGATGCTGACCAGACATATTCAGGAGACATTTTCTGAGTTCCATCAGGTTCTGAAAACCCAACATAAGGTGTTGGTTTGTAATGAGTGAAATCCATTGGACCATTTAGTATACTGAGAATAGGATACTTATCAATTTTATCTGACATCATAAGATTTAGTTTAAACGGTTCTCTGAATAACCAAGTTCTTTGGCTTCTGCAGGATTCATTTCAATCCAGCTGTGGCAAGACCGGCATACAGCCAACCATGAAGAGATCACATTGTGATTTTCTCCACGGCCAGCTTTATGGTGTATGTCAGTAGCTGCTAGGGTACAGTTTAATAAACGGGCCTGACAATGAGAGTGAAGTGCTAGAAACGCAACGCGTTTTTTGCTGTATTCATCCATAGTCTTTTGCATTTTGCTTGATACAGGGGCAATAGCT